TGATAAATAAAGATTAATATTACAATATGAGATACAAAGAATTAATAACTAAAAAATTAGGCGAATTGGTAAACATGATAATGTACCAAAGTTCGCAAATTTCACAACTGCGTCCTCCACAAGAGCTAAAAGCGACTTTAGAAAAGATGCAAGACAAGATAAACGAAGTACAGCACCTAATAAACACTGAACACGAATCTTAATCAAAATAAAAGTTATGAAAAAATTAACAGAGGAACAAATCCTTGAGAACCTAGGTAAGTTCTATGGTTACATTACTAAGTATATTCCAACTGGAGAAAGACAAGACAAGCTACTTGAATTCTATAAAGGCATAGAAGTTACTTTAGCTATTAGTCCGGCTTCTACTAAATTAGCTCATCACAACTGTTTTCCAGGTGGATATGTTGAGCATGTTAATAGAGTGGTTGAAGCTGCTTTAGTTATGGATAAAGTATGGGAGCGCTTTGGTCAGAAGAAAGACTATACAGTTGAAGAACTAGTATTCTCGGCAATTAATCATGACCTAGGCAAACTGGGTACTAATGAAGAGCCTTTCTATATTCCTAACGATTCTTCATGGCATGTAGAAAAACAAGGAGCACACTTCAAATATAATAGTAAGATCACTCACATGAGAATTGCTGATCGTAGTTTATTCTATTTACAACAAGCAAATATAAGTGTTAGCGAAAATGAGTTCTTGGCAATTAAGTTGCACGATGGTCTTTACGAAGAATCAAATAAAGCGTATTACGTTACGTACAGTTCTGACTCGGAATTAAAATCTAATTTACCTTACATACTTCATCAAGCCGATTTAATGGCTTCGAGAGTAGAAACACAAATTTAAAATGACTGGAATAATCGCAATCGTATTATGGTTCGCCACTATTTTTGGCGCCATGGTATACAATCTTTATAGAAAAAATAAAAGATTAGAAGAGATCGTACTTAATCAAAGCAGCTTCGTCAACGACACTTTAGCATTAACAGACGATTTCAACGGATTAGTAAACAAGATCGATATGACAATGTGGGTACAATCCGACCCAGAGTTATTACAACTTTTTGAAACCATAAAAGCAATCCAAGCTAGAGTTCAACAATTCACAGGAAGAAAATAAATCATGGCAGAAGATATACTAGCCGAAGCAGAACCGGATATGGGTCTTACCATTAAAGGTACTCCAAGAATAAGAAAACCAAAAACTAAGAATGTTTACTTTACTTCTGAAACTGAAGAGGCCATTCTAAGGTATCGTTTAGCTCCCAATCAGGCCGTAGCAAATCAGATATACAATAAAGAGATTCACTACGCTTTCTATAAGTTAGCCGAGAACATTATTCATACATTTAAGTTTTACTACACAGAAGTAGACAATATTGAAGATCTTAAGTACGAAGTTATCTCTTTCTTGCTTCAAAAATTGCACCTTTACGATCAATCAAAAGGTAAGGCGTATTCTTATTTTGGCACTATTGCTAAAAGATATCTTATTATATACAATCAGAAGAACTACAAGAAAATGGTTTCTAAGATGCAGGTTTCTGAGGTGGACAATTCTGAGAAGACGCACGAAAGTTTGGTCATAGGAACTGAGACAGAGGACATAAATAGAAACTCTGTTATTAATCAATTCATAGATGTGGTAGATAATAACTTGTCTCTAATGTTCGAAAAGGAAAGCGAAATGAAGGTGGCCGATGCCATATTAGAGGTGTTCAAAAAGAGGGAAAACATAGACATATTCAATAAGAAGGCCTTATTCATATACATAAAAGAGATCACGGACTGTCAGTCAAATACAATTACTAAGGTGATCAAGAAGCTAAAGGTGGCTTACAAAGACGTCCTGGATCACCATATAGAAAACGTTGACCAGTAATATTTATTTATAAAATCCTATGGAACTAGAAAAGGAAATCTTTCCAGGCAAGACTTTGGCACATTTGGTGGAAGAGGTATACAACAAGCACAAGTCTCAGGACTCAACAATAAAGTCAGAAATACTACGCTTGGCAGATATGATTGACGGCGTAGGCGATGCTATCGTTTTGGTACCCATGATCAAGGGCTTATTGGATTCTAGCCTTAAGAACGACGAAGTTTTAATAAAAATTCTTAGCGCTTTCCAAAAGTCTGCAGATGCCAAAGACAAATCGGTTGAAGACGGAGGTCTTTTAACAGAGAAAGACATTGAACAGCTAATGAGCGACGTTACTACAATATCTCAAAAACAAATAGCTAAAGCGTAATGGCTTATACCTTTGGACCAGATACTAGCGCGGATACCGGAAAATCTTTCGGTCAGTACTTTATAATAGGTAGGGTTAAAAATGTAGTGTACGGACAGTTTATTAACGGAACTAAAATCATAGACTCAGATTATAAAACTCCCGCTGACATAGGCAATATTGGATTTGAAATGTTGTATTCTGCATTGCCTGTTTCAATAAACAATAACATATCAAAGAACGCACGTCCTATCTTTAGTTTTATGAAACAGCTTCCTCTTATTGGAGAGATTGTTTTAATTATGATTGGGCCATCTAGCAAATTGAACGATTCCGCCGCAAGTCAAGATCTTTTTTATTTTCCTCCTTACGCCCTTTGGAATTCAACGCATCAAAACGCTTTTCCTAATATGTACGAATATAGGGACTACGTTAAAAAAGCGGCTAGTCAACCAGGCTATCAAGGAACGGCAGCTACCGGATCTGTTCAAAGCTTTCCATTAGGCGCGACTTTTCAAGAAAAGGCTAATATACGAAATTTAAAAATGTTCGAAGGAGACGTTCTATTAGAATCTAGATTTGGTCAATCCATAAGATTTGGTAGCACGGTACCTGAACAAAAATTAGAAAATCATTGGTCAAAAACTGGAAATTCTGGAGATCCTATAACTATAATAAGAAATGGTCAAGGTCGACCTTCTGATTCGAATCAATTCTTTTCTACGGTAGAGGACATAAATAGAGACATGTCTTCCATATATTTAACAGCAGGTCAAGAGGTCGTTTTAGAGGATTTGAATAACTTTCCATTAAGTTCCTTCCAAACTAAAATTAATCCTCAATCAGCAAGATACAATACTATTCCAAATAAACCAATATCCAACGAAATGGTATCAGCCGCTTCTCAGGATACTAAATCCGCTGGAAAATAATGTTTTCTCCCCAATTCCCATATATCGGCAATCAAATCATTATATCTAGCGGTAGGGTAATGGTGCACTCCAAGAACGACGCGGTATTCATCTTGGGTAAAGAAGCCGTTGGAATATCGAGTCCTAAAACAATTAACTTAGATGCTAACGAAAAAGTATTGTTAAACTGTAAAAAAATAGAGTTGGGAGATAGGGCCGAATTTTTAGGAGAGCCTATAATATTGGGAAAAACATTTACTAGGGAATTAAAAAGAGTTATGGATTCTCTTCATTCTGCATCGGTAAGTCTTGCTCAGGCATCTTCTACTGACGTAGCTTCATCGATGTATGAGATACAAAAAGCAGGAAAAAAATTAGCAAAAAGCGTTGATACTTTTAGAAACGTTTTAAAGAATCAGGTAACGCTATCAAAAAATACTTTTACTAGATAATGCCATCACCAGCCGAATCGGCCCCTCAAAATAGTATAGGCACCACTACCGCAACCGGATTGGAGAAGGCCATTATTAAGATAAGTGGCGGCGTGATTGATATCGAGGGAAAAATAGATAATATACTTTACGGAGAATTTAGTTTATCAGAAGAGGAGTTAAAAACTGCAAGTCTTAAAAAAAAATTAAAGGACAGGGGCATAATTTCTATTCTAGACGTTATTGTTTCCGTTGATCTTTGTAATATACTAAATTACGCACTACAACAATTGCCGGCGGGCAAAGCTTTTAATCCCAATGACCCTCCACCCACTGATTTTTTGGGTAAAAAGAAATGGGTACTTCAAAATAAAGCCTACATAATTCAAACTTATATAGACTCGTACTACACTTCTTACGGCGACGCTAAAAATGCCAACAGCAAATTAGGACTTCAATCTTTGATAAAAGAAATAACTGATGCTTTTGGAGAAGTACTAGATCCTAACTCTGATAACGGTTTAAACGATCCAGAGTTATTACAAGAATTTCCAGAGATTTCTGTTTTTAATAACTTTATGGAAAATTCTTTGGGAGTTTTCAATCAGTACACGGATCTTAGAAATATTCCCAATCAGGATTTACAAAAGATCATACAATACGTAGATAAAATTAGGGGAATTTGTATAGCCATTCAAGGGCTAAACAGTGCAGCCGCAGTGGTAGGAATTGCAAACACTTTTTTAAGTGGAAAAATTCAAGAAGAGTTTGATAAAATAAATAAAATAATAGATCC